ATTCGCCATAAAATCTCCTAAGAAAAAGGGGGAGGAAGCTCTCGCTCCGCTCCCCCTCAGTTACCTTAATGCTGTATTTATACAGCCCGATGTAGCTAAACCGATTAAGCGCCTGGCGAACCGAAGACACCGTAACCGTGCATTGCACCGACCTTCTCGCGGTAACGTGCTTTCCAGAAGATGCTGTCGGTGGAGAATCCAACATCAGCACCAGCGGCCTTGGTTTCGAGGGGCTTACGCACCACGACACGAAGGCCAGTTTCTTCAGGAGCAGCAAGCAAATACCAGGAGTCGGAGTCAGTAATATGCGGGCTAGATACAACTACTAGTCCATCGGCTTTGATGGAGTTCATGTTGTTGTCTTCGCTGTCCGGCTTCAACTCGGACCCAATCAACTCCATAGCAAAACGCTTGTTGGAGGGGTGAACGAGAAGAATACGCGGCTTAACATTGTAGATAATTCCGCTGTCGCCAACAAACTGCGTTTCAAAATCCGCAAGAGCCGTTTGAAGGGCGCTTTCGGAAAGATCGGCAGGGGAGGCAAGTTCGTTACGGAATGTGCCGCCACTTGGCAGTGGATGTGCCAGATCGAACAAAGGAGCGCCATCAGCAGTCGTCTCAGACGAAAAGCCGTTATTGATAACGGACATCGCCTGAATCTCCTGTGATTCACGACCGGAACGAGCCAGCTTGCGAACCATGTCAGCAATCATGTCAAACTTGCCGTCTTCGACTGCTTCTTCAGAAATCGAAAAGCCAAGGCCGAATTTGACCATGCTGAGAGTTTTATTTGCACCCTGCTTCGGACGCTTAAAGGAGTGTTCAGTTCCTTCAGCTACTTCCGAGAACAAAGGCATATCATGAATTTCGCTGTATTGCCAAATATCGCGGTCATGCGAAACCATTCTAAAGATACGCTCACGTGCCGAAGGATGTTGCTCAAGTTCAGACCTGAACAGTTCCTCAAGCACAGGGAGCATTGACGCGCCAAACAGATCGCTGTATTGGCTTCTTAATGCTACTGGATTAGACATATTCTATAAACTCCTAATTAGACGCCTTCAGTTCCGGTCCCACCGGCCAACTGGTTGTTATTAATCTTTACGATACAATCGACAAACTCACCAAGAGCATTGTCAGCAGCGCGCTCAATACCAAGCAGCTTCAGAGGAAGAATGCTTGAAGTTGCGCCTGTGTCGCTGTCAAGTTCCATGCGGGAGAGTTTGTATTTCGTCGAACCACCGGTAGCGACGATGTTGTAATTGAGATTGATGTCCGTTTCAGCATCAATGTCAGTGCCGTCGGCCTGGATCACGTAAAGTTGATTAATATCATCAGATACAATCAATTTTTCACCAGCAGCGCCGGCATAGCTTAGTGCAACACCGCAAAGTGCGTCGCTAGCTGAAGCCGCTACTACACGCCCGGCGCTATTTAATTTCACCATATCGCCGGGGTATACAATACCACCAGCAACATATTCATTGGCCCTTTTAGGTTCACCCTTTGGGGATGCGCCTTGGGGCCTGTCAACATTTGCCATTTAAAACCTCCTAATCGTTATCGTCATCATCACCCTCGGAATCATATCCTGAGATGACTTTGGATTGTCCTTTACTCACCATCCTAAGGGCCTCTGCAGCTTCACCGTCGAAGCTGGCTTTGGCTCTTAGGGCCTTTTGTCGCAATGTGTGTCTGTGGTATTCCCCGTAGTTAAGTGGTCTTACTGCTAAAACCAAATCCCCCCTGCGGATCGTCCCATCAGGCGCAGTGCCTAGATTGAAATCTAATGATCCCATTTTAGCACGATCTTCCTCGGAGCGTTTATATACATTCCACCCATACTGTGTAAGCCCACTATTTCGTGACAGCTTAACGGCGTTAAGCCAGCGGGCTTCAAGACCTTTTTCCGCTAAAATACCTTTTACGTCTGCAGGAACAGCAAGAGTATTTCCGAAAAACTCATCAGGAGTCATGTCAATCTGGGGTTTTTGAGAAATTGGCTTTTTTCCATCTTTATTCGGTTTCATACATCACCTTCCTAGCGGTATTTGTTCCAGTTTTTACGACTGCCAGCTTTTTTCAGACGCTCCCGATACTCTTTGTCATGCACCGGGCGTCCGATCAATTCGGCAAACTCAATAGTGCGCTCATCAATCTCATCTTCACGTCTACGTGGTGGCTTTGTTGCGCCTTTGCTCCCTGAGGATCCGAATTGGAAGTTATCATCATCAGTTCTTTTAGATTTGGGTTTCATTCCAAGCTCCGCAGCAGCGGTATACACTGCCGATTTGTAAGCAGCAGGGGATGATTTTTCGTCATCACTCATGCTGTTATAGATTTCAATTGCTCTGCTTTTAAATTCATTGTCCGCCTGAGTCAGTTCAGGGAATTCAGCAACAAGGGCATTTACAGCTGCTTGCTGCCGTTGACTTGCTGCTATCACGTCGCTTTGCTCCTTTCGGACCTTAGCCAAAGCGCGTGCTTCAATCGCATCAGCGTATGCCACAGGATCCTTGTAGTAAAGATCCTCAAGTTCCTTGTTGGCTGATTCGCTGGTACGTTGCGGTGGCTTTGGTTGTGAAATGGTAGAAAGCGATGCTAGAAGCTGCTCATTGAGTTTCTGCATATCGGCCAGCTTTTGGTCGATGTTGCCCATTTTTCGTGTGAATTCGGCTTTCACGTTATTAATAGAATCGGTGGATTCACTTGCAGCATTATCTGCATTATCTTCATTCATACTGTCTCCGCGATAACGTCGCTACTCGTTTATAGTTACGCACTTTCTGTGCTGGTGATTACGTCACCACTCGGTTCAGCTAGCTTTCTCCTACTAGCCGTTTTATTGTATCCAAAAATGACCCTGCAATTTTTCTGGCACCTTCGGCTCTGCATTTGCGCTGTACTAGTTCACTAGCTAGTTCAGGAGTCACACGTAATGCTATCACATCCTTCTCCTGAGCGACCGCCATGACTTCTAGCACGCGGGCACACGCACGCAGCTGCTCGTCATCCATACCGCTCAAAATCATCTTCTCGTCTTCCTTGAGAAGCGCCATAATCTCTCCTTAGATTTCACCAAGCGGACCTGCAGCTGGCCCGGCTTGAAGACCGGGCGAACCAGCAGCGGCGGCTTGCTGTTGCTGGTTTGCCACCTGTGCTTGCTGTTGTTGAAGTGCCTCAAGCATCTGCTGGTGCGCTTGTGCTTGCTGCGCAGCTGCCAGCACTTGTTCCTGATTAAACTGCCCAAGCAGTTCGTCAGATTTGCTAATCATGTCAAAGAAATTCAAGTACCCCTCATGGTCTGACTCAGGCAACACAGGCACTGGAATGCCTCGTATCACGCGATTCAACTCCTCCTCGGGAGACAGAATCAACCTAGAGCCGGGTGGTTGCTGGATGTAACGGGAGAAGTCCTTGATGTCCTGTGACTGGAGGAATGTCTTCAACGCCTCATACCGATGCCGTGGCGTTATGATTCCAAGCTGAATATCAAGTGGGCTTCCAGTGATCTGCACTAACATATTGGCGCGCTGTTCACGCACTGCAGGATTTGACGAGGCGCTGTTGGGATCAACCTCGAAGTCAAAGTCACCCATAATGTCAACGGAATTGCGAATCTTGGCAAAGTAGTCATTGCCATCTTCGCCGGTAACCCTGAAACTCAAACCAGGCGGGATACGTTGCTGAAGCATATGGAGCAAGTATTCCTGACTCTTTTTCCATCCGCGCATGAGTCGCTTAAGATGCACGTCCAAGTTAGCGTTCTGCTCCTGCAGCAATGCTCTGGCACCTGTGGCTGTTCGCAGTGCGCCCTGCGTCCCCGTTTGCACCCCGAGGCTCAGTTCGGACACGCCCGTAAGTCGCTCTACTAAGTTTTGCAAAGCCGCCTCTTCTTGGAACCCGAATGCAGCCCTGTTGCCCAAGTTTGGAAAGAACACGTCCGTTTGCGGATTATCGACCGGGATCAGCGTCCCTGGTTCATATGTGAGTTTCTCTGGGGCAATACTGCTTGAAGCCCTGTAAAACCCGAATGGCATGGCGCTCATCATACCAAAGTCGATGCGGATGTTGTGCATGGCATCCATTTCGACTGCAAGCGGATGAAGCACCTCGACCAACCCCATGCCGTATTCTTGTCCATTACGGCGGAAGAAATCTATCTTCACAAAGGGTCGGTCGCCGGCTTTGTTGATGCGTCTCAAGTAAGTAGCACGCAACAATTTGTTTGTCTGCCTGTGAAACCACACGACGACTTCACTATTAATACCGCTGCCATCTACATCGAGCGCAATGTAGCATTCAATGATTTGATACCGATCCAAGTCGGCTTCATGGTCAACTTCGCCCATACCGGCGCGGGAGGCACGTTCACCTTTGATGCCGCTACTGTCGCCTGTTAGCTGCGAGTCGGGACCGGATTCAATCACGGTGCGAACAGCATCCTCGTCAAAAATTTTACGGTCAACCAATGTCCAAAGTTCTGATGCCGTCAGCCACTGGCTATGCATCACGGCGTCGGCGCGATCGGGATCGCCGCCACCTCCGATAATCAGCAGATCCTCGGCAGATATCGTCTCACACCACGGTCCCTCAAAGACCTTCTCAGTGACCGTCTGCTCCTTTTCCACAATCTGCATGTTGGGAATGACTGTCTCAATGCCCGTCTCTGGGTCAACTTCAAAACGTGGGGCTTGGAGTTCTGGAACAAGGCGAACATCCATGAACCGCTCAAACTTGACATCCCATCGCCACTTTTTGATACCTACGCCGGTTGTCACCCATTGCCACAACCAATCATCAAGCACGTCTTCGATGCCGCCGAATCCATTAGCCCAATCCTTAAGAGCATACTTTAGCACTTCGGTCGCAGCGCGCGCACCTGCAATGCTGTCTTCGCGGCGCGGGCGCAAATACGGCTCTGACACGGCTAATGCCGCCATCATGCGTGCGTGGTAGGTTTTTACCACTGTAAACACCATCGGTAGATGCAAGTTGGATACGTTCGACAACGCTCCCGTACTGTCTGCTTCTACAAAATTATCCCAATCAGCCAGGAAGGTGTGTTGCCGGTCAAGCCACTCGGCGCGGCGTGCATTGCCGCGATGCCACATGCCGCTAAGTTTGGCAGCCATGTCCATATCCTGCAGCTTCTCTAGCAGCTTCGCGGGGATTTGATCCCGCAAAGGAGCCACCGCGTCTTCGCCAAGTTTGTTCTTGCGGCGGCCTTGTAGCGGCTCCTTGTCATTTTGAATGTCACTCATCTAAAATTCCTCGCCTTTTTTAATGCCCTACGATTGGAAGGCATGTTGAACCCATATGCGGGTCGGTTGAGGTAAAACGGGCTACTAGCTCCCTTATTATAAGCTAGGTTCGTGGCAAGGGCATACTTGAGGCAAGCAAGGTAGTCAGTATTGGATATCTCTAGCTTTGGCTTGTTTTCCTGCAGCCGCTTATCCCTAGCCCAGCAAACCTGCTCGATGTCCCTGATAAGCCCAGTACATTCACTAGATACAACCAGTTTGGGCACGCAAAGGCCAAAGTTATTAGGCTCCTTGGGGATTACAAGTGCATCCTGAATGCGGGCAATAAATGCCTCGTCCTCCTTCTCCTCGAACGTGGTAGGGCGGGCTTGGATCCCTTCCTCATTGAGAATCTGTATAAAACTCTTAAACCCCTCCCCGCCTGTCATGTCGGCGGATCCAAGTGAGTCACACACGATGTCAACAACCCTGTGTTCAGAATACCACTTCCGCAGTGTCCGAGCAAATTCCCTAGGCACCAGCTTGGCTGCCATCTCCTTCAGCACGCGAATTTGCCCGTCACGTGTGGCACCGACCAGGAGCGCCACGTGTTTTTTAGACGGGTGCGGGTCAATGGCAACCACACAGGGCGCGCTTCTTTCCCACTCCACATCCCCGGCACCAATAACGTGCCTATCACGCTTCCAAAGGTGTGCCAATGCCAGCCCCTCAAGATCACTAAAGTACCCTTCGAGGCGCACTAGGCGTTCCGACTCACTTAGTTGCTCCGAAAACTTCTCCAAAAACCCCTCTGGCAAATTGGCCTTGTTGACTTCAGAATTTGTACGAAACACTTCGCCGTAATCAATGATGCCTTTTGATATGTCTTCGCACATCAAACGAATCCACGTGGCGTGGGAGCCAATCGGAGTACCAATGACTAGAAACTCCGGCTGGATGGTCTTGTCGCGTGCCCCACGAAACAATGCCTTCCAGATAAAGTGCGGGCATGGCTCGTCCATAATCACCATACTGTAGCCGCTAAGCCCCTCGTATGTCATCTGCTCGGCTTCCTGGGAGAGAAAGATTATGCGCGAACCATTGGGGAAATGCACCTGTGATACATTGGGACGGCCCATTTTCTTGAAGGCGTCGTCCTTGAGCGCAACCCATTTTCGCATTTCCGGCACCCAGATACTGTCGGATTTGCTCGCTTGATCGAGCACCACGATCACATCAGTCGGCACCTTGGTGAACGTCTGCTTGATAGCATGATACCCTTGGCATCTCCAAATGGCTTCATTAATCGCCAGGGTCGTCTTGCCAGCGCCGTTGCCGGACGTGACAATGCGGATCGTTTTAGACGACGCGTGGATCGGCAGCTGTCCTGCGTTTGGGCGGTAAACGACTTTAGCTAATTTAGCTCTACGCTTCTGCTCCTGTATGGCGTCATAGAGTTCCAGAAGTTCCCGCTTGGATTTCCCTTTTATGTCCACGGCGACCTAGTGCTTCTCGTCGGCGTCGTTGTCCTGTCCGGCGATTGACTTTAGTTCTGAGAGCACCAAGGCTTCTAGTTCCTGGTCTGGGAGTTTTTCTAAGCGGTGGGTCGTTTCTAGGGATTCTTTGGGCTTGCCAGCGTGTCTGTCGATCACGTCCTTGGCCGCTGCCAGCGCCTTGCCGCTATCTGGGTCAACGAGGGCGATGTTAATGGTGCGAGCGGTCACAAGGGAGGCGTACTTGTCCCGTAGCTGCTCAGGTTTCATACCTGACTTGATATCGTTCTTAAGTTGCTGCACCATGCCTCCAAAGAGTTCCTCAAACTCAGCTAGTTGGTCAAGTGAGCGGATGGCGCGATCCTCGGCCCTGTTCCGCGTCTGTGGTGTTCGTCTCGGTCTTCTGGGCATAGCTAGCCCCTCCTCAAGTCCATTATACGATGATTTCCCGTTCTATGCCGGGGCCTGTAAACTAACTTAGTTTACTGTCTAAAACCTCGTTCCCGCAATGGACACAAGGTATACTTGGGGAGGAGAGGGTGGTGGGATCCACGGGGGGCCGAAAAAAAGGGCATGGTTCTTGCATGGGGGAAAAAAGCCTAAGGACTTCAATGACATGCGTCCTTAATGACACACGCGCACAATAGATAGGGCATGGGGGGCATAGGTGTTTGGGGATATCCTTGATATCTAAGGGGAAAGATCTGTAATGTCAAGTAAAGGATGTGAAATTCTCAGAAAAACCGGGAATTAAACGGTTATAAGTACTCGTAATGTATGGGCATACAATACCATGTGCATTATGCGGGCGATCGCCGCCACTATCCTACACATTATAAGATATAGGACGACATTTTAAATCAAAGCAGTTTATGTATGACCTTTTTGGTCAATTATGTTTTTGCGGATGCTGAATGGCACCCTTAAATCAATATATCACACTTGGCAATTAAGTGACAAAAATTGTCATAGGTGCATGAAAGTTCTACACTTTTCCACCTTTCAAGTCAAATATACGCCACTTCGCGCTGGCATATGCTATGCAATAGATAGCCACAAGAACGGAGAAACAAGTCATGAAATATGAAATAAAAAAGTCCTACTTTGGTTATGTAGTTATCAACCAGGCGACGGGCCTCATGCAATCCATGTGGAAAGTATGGGCGGACGCTGCAAAGGCTTGTGCTGATTTGAATCGAGGAAAATAATATGACGCTCGCGGAAATGGAAAAGGCTTTGGATGAAATCGAGGCGCAGCTGTTACATTGCGCTGATCTCGATAATATGCTGCAGCTTCTAATGACACGCAGCATAATCAAGGATAGCATCATCCATTTATTAAAAAAAGAAAGGAGAAAAGCCGCATGATCGCATTTATTATCATTGTTATGCTGAACTTGGCAATTGTGGAAGCATTTGAGTAAAGAAAACAGAAAGGGAAAACTATGACCATGCAGGAACTCTACATGATACTAGAAGGTCTGGAACAAGGAATTAAAATTGCAACCGATGAAGAAGAAAGGAAATTGTATGCATATTTAAAACTACTAGTGGTGAAGGACAAAGCGTTACGTTATACAAGGCAATCGAGTAAACTACCTAATTAAAAAAAAACAAAAACAGAAAAGGAAAATAATATGGAAAACTTTCATGTCGTAAATCAAGTTCGTGGTATGCCAGGGAAGACATCCGACCGATATGGTTTTATTTCGACTCAGACCGCTCTCGACATCTTTAAATCGCATGGATGGACGGCGCGACGCAGTACAAAACAACAAGTACGCAATCCAGAAAGGGAAGGATACCAAAAGCATCTAGTCACGCTCCGACATGACTCATTCCCAATTGTTCCAGGACTGAGTACCTTGAATCAATCCGTACCGGAATTGCACTGGATTAATTCGCATGACGGCACGACGTCAAACTTCCTAACCTTTGGAGTGTTTAGGTTGGTCTGTCTCAATGGTCTAGTGTCTGGCACTAGTGTTGAATCATATAAGGTCAAGCATACATGGAACGCCGTAAAGGAACTTAGTGAAACTATTGAACAATTTGCGGCAAGTCTTCCGAAGTTCATGGATAGGCTTGTGGTTATGCAAAATACGGAACTGACCGGAGAGCAAATCACAGCGTTGATTAAAAACGCCTACGCTGTTAGACTGCAGAATGTCGACGCCGAATATATCGAGGAATGCGACTATGTGCGACGCAGAGAAGACGACTGCGCGGATGCATACACTGTACTAAACCGAATTCAGGAGACGGTCATACGTGGCGGTATCTCGTACAGGGTTCGCGATGCTAAGGGTAACTTGCAGCACCGAAGGACACGAGCAGTCAAGGGACTGGCGGCAAACATCAAACTTAATAGGCAAATTTTTGACCTAGTGAACAATGTCGTTGCTGCCTGAAAGTAAACCGGGCGCAAGGACGCGCCACTATTTCCAAAGGCAATCATGAAAAACTACCTTTCAAATAATAATTCAAAATTAAAACGCGACCATAT